AAGTGTTATTGAATCTAATGCTGAATTTATCATTTCCAGCTCGTATTCTATTTCATCAATCGCCGCCTGTCTGTCAATCAGGTCGCTCATTCCTGCACCTCCATCTTCCGCATATCGGCCCCGCAGTTGGGGCAATAGTTCCATGCTATCTTGTCCATGAATCGGTCTGCTTCGTAGATGCATCCGCATACGGAACACATATCGGGTCGCATCCGTTCTTTGCTGTTAATCCACTTCCCACGTTTAGGCCACAACCTTACCGTTTCGGCTTGCAACGCCTCGATTGCGGCGGCGGCATCTGCGTAAATCTGCTCAACATCGCAAGCATCGTTGCACTCGCTGTCGGGGCAAAGACGGTATCCGTAGCCGCATGAATCACATTCCTTTGATAGGCTCTCGCACCGCAACGCCTCCACCAGCTTGCTGTAGTCCGTCATGCTTCTCTCCTTTCTCCGTCCGCACAGAACCATGATTCTCGGATAAAGCAGGTACCACGAATTGCGCTATCTGGACGGTCGCATTGTCCATACCGCAAACCGTCACTTGTGTCTACTTCGCTCCAATACTTGCACTCTCTGCACCGCACTATCTCCACCCGCTTCGACAACAGGGCCTCGATTGCGGCGGCGGCATCTGCGTAAATCTGCTCAACATCGCAAGCATCGTTGCACTCGCTGTCGGGGCAAAGACGGTATCCGTAGCCGCATGAATCACATTCCTTTGATAGGCTCTCGCACCGCAACGCCTTGATTAGTTCGCTGTATTCCGTCATTCTTCTCTCCTTTCTCCGTCCGCACAGTACCAATCGGGGTCACGCTCTATCCCGTACCCTTCTACGAGGCACTCAAATCCTGCATTGTAATGTAGGCACTCTTTGCACCGTACCAAATCAATGCTCGGCAAGTCTGAAATCTTGGCACTTGCGGCGTATGATCCGTAGTGCAGGACGATCTTGTATGCCCTATCCTTCTCGATGTATTTCATATTGCCCCCAGCTTTCTAAGTATTCTCTCAGGGTCGATGTCGCACAGCGTGCCGTACCATTGCGAGCGAAAGAACGTGACTATCTCATTCTGCCGGCATACTGGGTCGCCGTAAGTGATGTTGCTCGTCTTGATCTCGCCCTTGATCAGGCGCTCACAGTCCCGGTACTCGTCCACGGCCTGCTTCACGATGGCAGCTGCCAGGGCGTAGATGCCTGTTTCGTACTTGACGCTCCGGTTCTTCATTGGAGCCTTACGGTACTTGTATCTGTCAGTAGATGGTGTTTTCATAATTCCTCCATGAATTACTTTTTGTTCGCGTTTCCCCCTCTAAGGGGGATTTAGGGGGATAATCTATCTCTATCTCTTACTCTTACTCTTTCTCTACGTTCGCTTTTTGTTGCACTTTTGTTGCATTGCAACAAGTTTGCAACACATCTGCAACAGTCACTCACGCTGTTTTTGCCTGTATTCTCGCGATCTTTGGGCAGATGCCGTCTCGGATCCTGTGCAGTAGGAGACGAAAGGCAGGGTGTATGTCTGCCCTTCGTCAGCTACTTCGCACAGGCCCTGCTTGATCAAGAAGTCAAGCGTTCGCTTCACAAGCTCTGCCGGCTCGTTCAGATCTAAGGCCAGCTCGTCAATGAAGTTATCCTCAACGTGCGCCCACTCGATAACGCCGTTCGTCTTCAGAGACTTCAGCTGCATCTTGAGATAGATGACCAGGCACGTTTCCCCCAGCTTGCGGAGCTTCTTGATGCGCTTGCTCTCAAAGAAGTCTTCATACAGCTTCAGCCAGTAGTAACGCTTGCCGTCCATACTTCACCTCAAAAAGGCACATCGTCTGAGGTGATGTCCTGCCACTCGTCAACTTTAGGCTGATTTGAAGTTGGCTTTGTTTCGGCCTTTTTCTCGCTCAGGGCCTCGATGCGGTCAGCCTGGACGGACAGGTCGAGACGGGACTTGCCGTCCTTGCCTTCGAAAACGACCGGCTGCAGCTCGCCGCGCACGTACACGCGCATACCCTTGGTGAGGTACTTCGCCGCGTACTCAGCCTGCTGTCGCCACGCGTTGACTCGGAAGAAGTCGCTCACCTTGTCTCCGTTCGCGTTCTTGTACGCTCTCGTCACGCCCACGGTGAAGGTGGTGAGGCTTGTGCCGCTGGGGATGGACTTTGCTGTAGGGTCTGCCACAAGGTGGCCGATAAATTCGATGCTCTGCATGATTAGCTCTCCTTTGCTTTTTTAGTCTTTTGATAGTATTTGAGCAGCGCTTTCAGGCGGCTCAGTTCGATGGTGTCCGCGTCCTTGCCCTTGTAGTAGACGGCTATCTGATCATCGACTTCTTTCCTGGTCACATCCAGGTCGTAGATCTCCATCAGCACCGCCTGCCGCTCCGTGTCCTTCGCTTCCTCATGGTCGGCAGGGGAGAGCGTGTCCGGATCCGCGACAGCCTTGGCCTTGCTGTCATCCAGGCCGAGCAGTCCGCACAGGGCGTACTTCCGCGCATAGGTGGATGCGGAGCCGGTGCATTGGCTGGAGTCGTTGCCCTTCTTGCTCTCCATCTCACGCGCCCAGCCGGAGGCGGAGATGTTCTCGCCTGTCTCGCAGTCGTACAGGATGGCGGTCGCTTTGACATACGCCTGTCCGTTGATTTCCACGACTTCGTCCGATAGTTTGCAATAGACCTGTTCCTTCTTGAACAGCGGCTTGCAGTTTCGGAGGATGCCCTCCACGTTCCGGTACTTGAAACCGGCGAAGCTGTTGTCCTTGTCCTTGGGTGACACCGCGCCCTGCTGGATGCGGTAAAGTTTCTGTAAAATGCTCATGCGTTATTCCTCCGTAACATCAAGATTTCCGTATTCGTACTCAAGCGCCTCACGCATCCAGGGCGTGAAGTCCGCCAGCAGCGCTTTCCATGCGCTCTTAGCATCCTTGAAGCACTCCTCGCATATGCCGCCCTTCATCTTCCAGGGATAATGGATCTCCCGGCACACCTCGCACCGTTCGCCCTCCTCGATGTCCGCGCTCCGGCAGTTGGGGCAGGCCGTCACAGGCAGGCCGTCTTCGTAGATGGTGTCTGAATCCTCCAGGGCGAATCCTTCGCCGCACCTGTTGCAGACATAGACCGTCTCGTCCGTCATAAGCTGCCTCCGTGAATTACATGGGTGACGGCCTTGTGCAGCAGCTCCTGCGCCGTCTGCCCGGTCGCCTCCAGGTACTGCCGGAAGCTCAGATCCTCGGCGTCGGTGAGGCGAACCTTGTGCGGACACGGATTGACTCGTCCGTCACGGTCGCGCCTGAACATGATGCCGCGCTCCTCGGCGTTTCTGCGAAAGCTGTTGGTGTATTGGACTCCTGCCTTGCCGCGAGCGACAGCTGACACGATAGGCTGGGTGAGTGCCGGATATAGCGGCTTCATCTTCTCAACGATGGTCTTCTGTTTGATCTTCATAGGTCCGCCACCTTCACTTTCGCCAGTAGTGCGTTCTTGCGCTCGATATCACGCCTCAGCTTGTTCAGCTCAGCGGACAGCTCCGCCACATCCTGCAGGTGTTCGGCGTGTTCGGCATCGTATGCCTGCTTCCAGTTATCAAGCGCTTCGGTTTCTCTGTTCGCTCTTTTTATCTCCAGCTTGTTTGCGGCGTTGATGGCCTTTGCCGCAGATGTGCAGAACATCCAGGCTCCGAGGCCCATGAGAGACACGCTCATCGAAAGAGCGAGAACGACTTGCAGCCAGATTGGGTATTCCATGTTGTTCCTCCTTGTGTTGCCCGCAGAGTGCCTATATATTTCTGTCAGCACCGCATTTCCGGGCAGTTTTAGTGGTGATTTGTTGTAACTGGTGTATTTACTCGTCTTCGTCCTGTTCATCTTCAAAACAGGCTGTTTTCGATAGGTTTTTAACCTTCGCAAGATTCCTGAACGTGATGGCGTTCCTTGGAGCGGAGAATTCCACGGCCACTTCCACGCCGCCGTCAATGAACTTCCGTGTTCCTCTTTCCCATCCCATCTTGTCCAACTTGCGGATATGCGCCGGAATGTTCGTCCATGCGTACCACCGCTGTTCCATCGGGTCATAGTTCAGAATCGTTTCTCGTTCTTCTTTGTAGATCACGGTTTCCTCCTCCATAGTGTCAACATTTGTACACATTTTGTCCGTTAAAAAAGCTCGTTGATGTCGCAATCAAGAGCAGCCGCCAGTTTTCGCAGCGTGCAAATCTTAACGTTTTCGATGCCTTGCTTCTCGATCGTGCTGACGGTGTTAACGTTAATGCCTGCTTTTTCAGCCAATTCTGCCTGAGTTAGCTTCGCGACTCGCCGCTTGTACTCAACCTCTGTCATTTTGCTCACCTCCTTTCGATGTGTACTTTTGTACACGCGCTCATTATAATGCCCACTGCGCTATTTGTAAATAGCTGTACACTATGAAATTTACTGTTTACAGATTGGTAATAATTGGGTATACTGTGACCACGGAGGATAACGTTATGAAACCTGGTGACAAAATAAGAGCATTTAGAAAAGCGCACAAGCAGTCCCTGCGTGATTTTGCGGAGAGGTGCGGTCTGTCTTTCGCCCAGGTGCGCCTGATGGAGATTGGCAGGAATTCAAGCGGGAAGCCGTCAACGCCGTCATGGTCTTCTCTGCAAAAGGCGGCTGTTGGCATGGGTATCACGATGTCTGAACTCCTTGACGGCTGTGACGAGATGGATATACAGCTCGACAAAGTTAAGGAGCATATAGTGCCGATGGACAGGCAAGAAGTAATCGACAAAATCATACTGGCGACTCCTGAACAGTTTTCACAGATAAAGGTTTACGTTGACTTCGTGATGCAATCATAGCACATTTCAATGAATATTTAAGGCCATAAAGGGGACATATGCAAACAGCCTACGTATACGCGAGATTTTCTTCTGATAACCAGCGCGAAGAGAGCATTGACGCTCAGCTCCGCGCCATTAACGAATATTGCGACACGAACGATATCAGGATTCTACAAGTTTTTAAGGACGAGGCGTTCTCAGCCAGGACGGACAAACGGCCTGCGTTCCAGGAATTGTTCGGGTTGATAAAGGAGAAACCGGCGGACTTGCTCATCGTTCACAAGCTCGACCGCTTCGCCAGGAGCCGTATGGACGCGGCGTTCTACAGGCAGAAGCTGAAGGAGGCAGGGATGCGGCTCGTCAGCGTGCTGGAGCGGCTCGATGACTCTCCGGAGAGCATCATCATGGAAGGGATCCTGGAGAGCATGAACGAGTACTACAGCGCGAACTTATCCAGGGAGACGAAGAAGGGCCTCCGGGAGAACATCCTGAACGGAAAGAGGAACGGTGGAAAAGTGCCTTTCGGGTACACGCTTGTGGATCATCATCTTATACCAAACAGGGACGCGGAGACGGTGAGGTGGATATTCAACCTGTACGCCGAAGGGAAGGGCGTGACGGAGATCGTGAGGATCACGCGCTCTCCGGTTCACAACATACGGCCCATGCTGATGAATGAGGTGTACCTTGGTCACCTGATCAGCGGCGAGAACAGATGCGAACACGCCCACGAAGCCATCATTGACGAGGACACGTTCTTCGCCTGTCAGAAACGGATGCAGGACAAGCGCATGAACGCCGCCAACCGTGCGAAGGTGGATTATATGCTTGCGGGGTTGATAACGTGCGGCGTTTGCGGTAAGCGGATGATAGGGATGTCATCGAAAGGGAAGTATTACTACTACTCATGCAAGACAGCCGGGTGCAGGATATACCGCAAGGACGATCTGGAAGAACGTGTGATAAAAGAGCTTGCGAAGTGGTTCACGCCTACGGACGATTTAAAGGCCCTATTTTTCGATTTAGTGTCAAGAAGGGTAAATAGTCGAACAGAGAGCGAAGACGCGATGAAGGCCGAATATATATTGCGACAGCGCATTTCAAAGATGATAGACAGCCTGCAGTACGCCGAGACGCAGGAGGACACGAAAGCCATCATGGAGAAGGTGAACGAGCTGCGCCGGCAGATGCCGAAGCCGAAGCCGAAGCGTGAAGTGTCGAGGGATGATTGCGACAGGTTCATAGAGCGGTTTTGCAGGATAGAGCAGATGGACAGGGAAGAGCAGAAGAGCCTGCTCCGGAAGACGGTTGATCAGATCGCGGTCACGCCTGAAGATATCGGTTTGTTTATGACGGTAAAAAGGGGGGTAGTTGTTGCCATAAACAAACAGCAAGATTTACCCCCTATGGGGTATAATACAGGGGAAAAGCGTTAAAATTGACACTTTTCGGGTATAAAAAATGCCCTCCCCGAAGGGAGGGTTTTTGTGTTTTTGGGGAATTTCAGCAAATAGTTTTTCGGAATATTACCAAACAGTTTTGACGAACCGCCTGTCCCTTAGTCCACCCAAGAGGACGGTCTGCGGCTGTTCGGGGTCTTGCGCCTGATGCGGGAGAAGCATCTTCCTCAGAGCGTACCCGCCGTAACTCAGCCACGAACAGCAGGAAATGACGGTCATGGACTTCTGCGTGACGGAGTTGTGCGTACAATCCACCACGATCTTGGACGGCTTGGAAACGATGCCCTTGTGGGTATGCCCAACGGCGAGAATGTCCACACCCTCCAAGACGGAGGTTGCAAACCGTTCGTTTCGGTTCACCGTTGCGCCGCTCAGAACGCCGCCTCCTGCGCCATGAAGCACACAAGCGGTATAGGTCTGCAAAGCTTTCTCTGTGCCGTTGCCGTTGTTCCTTGAACCAAAGCACAGTTTGAGGAAAGCGGCGTTGGGTCGGTAGATGTCCTCTAAGTCAAGCTTGCAAGCCACATCGTAGAGAGGGTCATCGTCAACATCACGGTTCCGGGCCTCATGGTTGCCGGGAACCATGCAAAGGATGCGCTCGGTCAGAGGCTTCAAGGAGTTCATGAGAAACTTCTTGGCTTCTCTTGGGCGCATCGTGTCCTCATAGCAGTTTGAAACGGAGTGCTTCGTGGCGTTGTTCATCATGTCACCAAGGATGCACAGATAGGCGTTTTTCTCTGAAAGCACGTTCCCGCAGAAGTCATCCCACGCCGCCCTGTTGCAACCGATGCTCTCAACATGGAGGTCACCGACAAAGTACAACTTGGCTTCTTTGCACTCAGGGAGGCGGTGGATTATCAGATCAAAGTCCGACTTCATCGTTGTACTGCTTGCGCTTCACATTGAGGAAAGCAGAGATGAAGGTGATGAGAACGGCAATCGTGCCGCAGATTTTGTCTGGTACAGGGAGGCCCCAAATCTCAGACAGGCCGAAGTAGGCCGCACTCAAAGCGGGGAGTACGATTTCAACGATAGTTCTCAGGATGTCGAAGGTTTTGTTGCTCATAGGTTATCTCCTTTACGATGCGGGGGTGAGGGAGTAGACGGTGGTTCCGTATGCTTGAAGTGTTCCGTCATCACCCATCGGCGTACTGATTTTCACGATAACGTCTGCATTATCATATACGAAAACAGCACAATATTTTGGGTACTCACAGGATTGGTCATAGTATACATCAGTACACCCAATTTCATAGTATGTCGTTGCGGTGGTGTAAACTTGGAACACAATCTCCTGCCCCGCCTCATACGCCGCATTGATTTCAGCGACTGTCTTGTCCATCGTGCCGCTGTAGTCGAGCGAGGTCGGGGTGAGCGTGACGATGAATTTGTTGGAGCCGCCGCCGCCGCCGTTGCCAAACGATTTGATTAAAGCTATCGTTTCGCCTGTGTTCATAGTTCCTCCTTACTGCTCCACCCACGTGGAGTTCGCCTCGTTGAACAAGAACGCTTTGCCCGTGTCAACCTCAACGAACACGGAGCCGAATGCGATCCCGGTGGTCGGCTTGGTTTCGGACGATGTGCCGAAGATCTCGACCTGTTTCTTGCCGTCTGCATAGGCGGTGGTTACGTTAATTCTCATAGATTTTACTCCCTTCGCTTGTTCTGATTGGTAGTTTGTTCACGCTGTTCATCAATGCGTCTAAAAAACCGTTGCCGTTCAAACCTTCCGGGTCGTGGTAGATGGAGTGCATCGTGGTGAGGTCCTCCAGCTCCTCGGCGGTCACGTACCCTCTTTCGATGTACTTCTTGCCCAGGTGCTTTATCCTGTCGTACAGCAGGATCTTGATGCCGTCACGGACTCCGTCCTGTTTCTTGCGCCGGGTCTGCCACATATTGAACAGGGCAGAAATGAGCGTTGACAGAGCGCCGCTCGATATTATCGCGATAATGATTGTTTCATTCATCTTCAAGTACCGTATACCTTGTCTTATTTGTGATATACGCGTCAGGGTACGTGGTCATGATGTGATACCACCCTGATGGCGCGATATCAATAAGCTGGAACTTCTGCCCCTTGTGCGCCACGAAGAGCTTCTTGCCTTTTGTGCTGCCGGCATCGCGCACCCACACGGAGCCGCCTTTCACCAATACAAACTGCTCCGTTGGCGTGGGCGGCTCAGGTTTCCGTATCTCGTCTTCAAAGACTTTCGGAATTCCCCAACAATCCCAATCCCGCTCACGCCATTTGGTTTTGACAACCCCATACGCTCGGCCTTTCGCTTCAACAAGGTATTCATCATCAACCATGTACCCGATGTGCGTTGCTCTCTTTTTCTCGGCATCGAGTTTGAACACCCACCACCCTTTTTCGGGGGGTTCGGGGGTGTCAATATCGACACACCTATGGAGCATGGTATTTGCGTTTGCATCTGATGCCCATAAATGCTTGACATCGGTAATCCAATAAACGCCCAACCCTGAACAATCGTAGGCAAATAAGACGGTGTACCCATCTGCGAACTTCTTTTCACAGTAGGCCATAGCGTCCTTCTTGTGCTGTTCGGTGGTTTCCTTCCTGTCGATGACCGACTTGTAGTTTTCAGGTGTCAGCTTCGTGTGTTGCCCACCCCATACATACGGTTGACCGATTTGGTCGGTAAGGTAATCGTTAAACTCTTTCAGCATTTTTCTCTCATTGTGAGTTAAAGTGTACTTTAGGTCAGGATTGTGCCGTGATTGTCTTATCCGTATATTTGATGCTGAACAGATGCCTCCCGCGAAGATATGTGTCCATATCCGCGCCAACGCGCACAAGCTTAATCGCTTTCGTAACAGTATCAATTAGCACTACATTAGCCGCATCTTTGCTCTTTTCGTTGTTCTCGCGCCGCTGGTCATTATCATAGCCAGTTGTCAATGCCGTTGTTACACCAATGAAAAGCTGACCGGGATAACTGGAATTGTAACCTACATAGTCACAATGGGAATGACCACCGAGATAACAGGCAAACTCGCCGCCATTGTCCATATATGTTTTAACGGTGTCTTGTATCGAGGTCGGAAATTCGTTATACGCCCACGGTTTGCCGATGATATTGAAATTGCAATCAATCCCAGTCCAGCCGTTGAGTGGCGTATGTTCCGCAATTACAACGGCATAACCCGCCGTTTTCGCTTCGGTGAGCCTTGACGCAAGCCAAGTATTTTGCGCGGTCAGTTCGTCTCCCGTCAGTAGATAATTCAAGCCAATCAAACGCACCTTTTTGGCGGCGTAATCTTTATACCAGTATGTCAGATTCACTCCCGCCATCGTAACACCCCAGTTAGACACATACGGTGAAAAGTATTTGGCGTAAGCCGTTTCTTGCCCAATTTGGTCTGAGGAATATCCGTGTTCACCATCCGCGAGGTCATGGTTTCCTACAACGCACAAGATGTTTTCCGCACCGTCTACCGCATCCCAATAATCCATGCAAGATTCGGAATAATTGTTGTAAGCCATATCGCCGGTACAGAGTACGTCATCAATATCCGCGCCAAGCTTGTTTGCCATTGTGACAAGCCGCGAAAGGTTCGTTCCATCTCCATGGATGTCAGAAAAATGCAACAGCGCAAGCGGAACGGTGGTCGCCCTGTCAAAAGGTTTTTTCCCATTGAGTACCTTTTGCGGAATGTCTTTATTCAGCGAGACGATGCTGGTAACGTTGGTTTCATACTGCATCATGTATGAATTGTACACGTTCACAACGCCATCGGTATAATCAGTAGGCGTGATATTGGACGAATTGCCGTAGTTTGCGCCGTTTGCGATCGTGATATATAGGAAACCATCATGGGAAAATGTATGCTCTTTATTCGTAAGTTTAGCGCGATAAGTTGTCCAGTTAAACCCAGATTCTAATAGGACACCAGCGGCAGATAGTAGATACCACCCCATATATAATGTATCAGATGCTTTCGTTACCAGCTTATCTCCGTCTTTGATTTTGTAGACTTGTGAAGCTCTGATAACTCTGGAAGCATCTTCCTTCACGCCTGTGTTTGTATAGTTACCCTGTTCAAAATTTGCCTGCTTTAGTTCATAATAACCAATCGTGTTCCTGTCGATTTCAGAATCTATCAGTATATCTGCCTTTTCTACATCATCCTCGATTGTGGACGTGCTATAAACCTTTGCGTTGCTTGAATCAATCGGGGACGAAATTATAATATATGTCGCGGTGTTGGGAACGGTCATGAAAAATGTGCCTGTTCCGTAAGTTTTTCCGACCCTGTTCGACGTTCCGCTTGCTGGCACACTCGCAGAGCTTTGAAACTGCCAACGGTCATCCGAAACAATTTTTACAAGCGTACCCGCATTACAGGCAAATTTCACAAGCTTATATCCTGCATTAGACGAACACAAGCCGTCACTTTCGTTGAGCCTGTACCCAGTAGGAGACGCAGCAACAGCATACGCACCCCCAGTGGTATAAATCACACTTTCGTCCTGCTGAATTGCGCTCTTTAAATCACCGACATCATCCCCAAGCACAGCCGCCGTCCAATGCGCCGCCGTCCACGCCTCTGCGGTGGTGATGGCGGTGGTGCAACGGTAGAGCGTGTCCTGATACAGTACATAGTCACCAACAGCATAAGTGGAACTGCTGGAGTATATCTGTGCGACACCGGGGCTAATGTAGTTCTTCATCATGCCCCAGTTTGCTTTCATTGCAGAGCCGCCTTGCTCCACAACAAGCAAAGTGCTGTCTGTTAAATTGGATGCCGCTGTTAGTTCGCTGATTTGTTTGTCTGCCATTTATGCCTCCCAAAACTCTGGCGGGCGCACAAGCGCAACACGCACACAGTTTTCTTCGTTTACGATGTATGCGATATTTGTGAAACCAAGAACACGCCGCGCTTCTCCTTCGCTTGGCTTATAAACGATTGAATCCGTACCATGCGAGAAAAACGTGTATGCCTCGGCTATGCTCATTGAAACACGGATAAACAGATACCCTGCCGTTGAAATGGCAAAAGAAACAACGGACACCTCACGCCCGTCACTTAATCTTATATTGTCCATTTTCCCTCCTTATTAGTACCCAAGATAGTGCAAATAGATTGTGTTTCCTTCGCCGTCAAGGAACTCTTTTGCTTTCCAATATACATTTGTTGACCCAAATATGAAATTTTGAGAAACCGTTCTAAGCGTACCGCCCGATGTGACCAGTATGTTTCCGGCTTTCATCCAACTTGCTGAAGCCGCGCCGCTGAACACATCAGCAGAAAAGTCAGCGTCAGCAAGGCTTGTGTTGATGCCTGAACTTGTCTGTGAGGTTGAGATACTATGCCCTGATATGCCGCTACCGTGCATCGTACCGTATGAGCCGCCGTGCTTGATGTTCTTCGCGGCAACGGTAATCTTTCGGAACTCTTCGTATGGGTATTCGTGGTCGATGTCCCCGGACGATGGTGCTGTCAGGTTTGCGGCGAGGATCATCTCCCCCTTGATGAACATACCGCCGACAATGGAGTAGACACCGCCAATGCTAACGGAGTCACCCAACTCCATGCTCGGCTTTATCAGCGCATCCGTGGCCTTGTAGCCCTTGTACACGAAGCCTGAGAAAACCGTGAGCAGATTGTTCGCCATTGTCTGTGTGCCGATGGGACAGGATATCTCCATCGTGCGGCCCGTGGTGTCACCAGCAGAATATGATGTGTTTTCGTCAACCTTGACTATCACCTGTGAAACTGGTGTCCACGGATGGTCTATTTCTATGTTGGCGCATCTGTTGCCAATGTTATGAGTAGACAATTATGCGGTCACCTCCGAAAGTGATAGCGTCACCGTTCTGATCAACCAAATAGAACGTTTCCGGGGCAGGGACAAGCCCAGCGAAACCAAGCTCACCATTCTTCGTGATGAAGAAACTGCCGCCATATGCCGCGCCAATGGTCTTCAGGACATCACGGGAACTGTTCTGCATCTGCGCCTGTGGAACGTTGTATGCGTTCACGATATTGTCCGTCACGCTTGTGGCAACGGAAACGCCCATCTGCCCTGCTATGGATGTGACAACATTGATGTCCGTCCCGTATGCAGGACACAACTGCTCAGCCATCAGCATGGCATCATAGCAGTTTATCGTCAGCGTGTTGTTGGTCGGATTGGATGAGCGTGTGTCGATGAAGAACCATCCTGCCGAATACGTTGCCCCGCCCCATACGATCCGCACGTTTATCTTCGCCATGCGCGGTATGGTAAATGACGGAGTTAGGAACGTGGAAGTAAGTTCCCCGGCGTTAGCTTGTCCAACGGTAGGCTTGTCGGCTATCAGGTTGCGCTGTATCTGAAGGTCGGATATATCAGCATTGCTGACAGAACCGACAAGCGTTGAGCCGTTGTAGAAGTCAAGATAGAATACGGGCGTTTTCTCCCCTGCATCGTATGTGACACTCATAGCTGTACCAGTTGTATCTCGTCAAATTGATACCAGTTTGCACCGCCGAATTTGCACCTTGAAAGGTACTCGGCAGACATCTGTGAAAGGCGCATATCAAAGCTGGATTCCATTGTGTCAGGTGGCATCAGGCTCCTGTATTCAACTTTGAAAGCCGCCGCCTGGATCATCCTCGACACAACATCAACCGCCTGTCCACGGGTCAACGGATTGAACTTGAATGACAGCGTTTGCCTGTATCCGAAGCCTGAAATGTGTTCGCGCCCGTCAATCGTGGTTATGATCCTCGACACCCTTGGCGCAATACTCATTTTCACGCTGTTCTTGTCGATGTATTGCCCTAAATCGAAGGTGGTTTCGTCATCGTTGACGATTAGGATATAGTTAAATGCGTCAACCATGCGCCCGTGCCGCCCTTTCCTGATATTTAGTGGTAGACTCCGCGATAACACGCCCGTCAAGGACGCTCTGCACCGTGATAAGGATAGGAGCGGTTGGCGTTGTTGCGGATTGGTTCGTCAGCGGCTGAACAACAGCCTTTCCGTTGCTCATAGACAACAGCTCAGGGCCAGCTTCGCCAACGATAGCAGAGCCTTGTTCAAGAACGCCGCCGTTAGCCAGCATCGGTATCTTTCCTATGCTGCCGTTTATCTTCACGCCGATTAACGAGCTGACTTTGTTGACTTGGGTTATGAGCCAGTTGATGCCGTCAATGATTCCGTTTATCATGCCAATGACGGCGTTTAACGGTGCTTTCACAACAGTAGAAAGTCCGCTCATGATTGACGAGAATATCTTTTTCACACCGTTCCATGCGCGAGTCCAATCACCCGTAAACACGCCCCGGATGAAGTCAATGATCCCGTCAAAAACTCCCTTGACCATATCCCACACGTTCTTCACGGTATCGAAGAAACCGTTGAGGATGCCGCCAAGGACAGGGCCGAATGTCTGCGTCCAATCGGTTGCAAATACGCCCTGCAGCCATGCGTCAAGGTTAGCTAACAGGGCCTGTATCTCGTCACCCTTTGTCGCGATAAGGACAACAAGGCCAACGATTGCGGCAATCACAAGCGCAATCGGGTTCGCCATCAGCCATGTCAACGCCGTACCAACGCCAGTGATCAACGTTGGAATGAACGCAACCAATGACGATATATGAGAAATGAGCGTAGCAAGAGGTGATATCGCGGCTATGACGGCAAGCACGGTCATGATAAGGCTCAACTGCTCCGGGGTCAGATTCCCGATAGCCGTCAACAGCCTGTCAATCAGGCCAAGCACCTTTTCAAGGACGGGAGTCAGAACTTGCATGGCCTTTGCGCCTGTTTCAGCAAGACGAGCTTTTGACTTCGCTTTTAGCTTGTCAATGGAATCGTTCACCTCGTTCAGGCTGTCAACGGTGTCCTTCGACATTATCAGGCCCATGTCCTCGGCTTCTTGACCAAGTTCTTTCAGGGACTTTCCACCATCGTCAACGATACCGGCAAGGCTGTCGGCAGACTTTCCGAAGATTGCCATAGCCTTGGCATCGCGCTCGGTTTCGTTGTCTATGTTCCCTAAAGCCGCGAGGGTGTCATAGAAGATGTCGTTGATGTCGCGGAAGGAACCGTCTGCTTTCCTTGTCTTAACGCCAAGAGCGGCAAGCTCTTTGGAGTCGCTTGAAACCGCTTTCTTCAGCTTTGTGGCGGCTCCTGTGATGTCCTCAACAGAAACATCAACCAAGTCGGCTGCATATTGGAATTTCTGCAATTCCTCAACGCTGAACCCGGTCTGCTTCGCCAGCGTGTTCAGCTCGTCAGCGCTTTGCACCGTTTTATAGGCAAGTCCGCCGATAGCTCCGAGTGCGCCGGCAGCTGCCGCAGACAGCTTCTTCGTTTTGTCCGCAACTTTCTGTGCGCCTTTGGCAATCTTTTCAGCCGCTTGCGCCACGCCTGACATGGCGGTGGATGTTTCCTGTGATGCGGTCTTCAGGTTCTTGACTTCTGTTTCAGTAGCCGCGATCTCGCGCCGAAGGGCCATGTACTGCTCGGAGTTTTCATCAACTCCGTTCGCGTCCATGTTCGCCTGAGCTTGTTTCAGGGTTTCAAGTTTGCTTGAAGTGTTCTTTATCTGATCACCAAGCAGTTTCTGCTTTTGCGAAAGTAACTCGGTGTTCTTGGGGTCGAGCTTTAACAGCTTCTCAACATCTTTGAGCTGTTTTTGAGTTTCGGATATTTCACCGTTGACATCTTTGAGGGCTTTGCTTAAACCTGAAGCGTCACCGCCCAGCTCTATGGTTATGCCACGGATTTTATCTGCCATTATTTCTTTCCTCCAAAGAAGGAGTAGATATCGTCTTGCGTTGCCTTGTATGGGTATTTGTGGTTATCGTTCGCCCGTTCGGTAAACATATCGAATACCATACCCATGCTCATGTTGTTCAAGGCTTCATCCGACAGCCCCAACTCGGCGCATCTTAACATGAAAATGCTCCCGTTGGCCTCACGGGTTGTCGGCCTCACTTTTTTACTGGTTTTGAAGTTGTTTCAAGCCCAGCCGTCCACAGTTCAAGAATCTGCGGCAACACTTCGTATATGGAAAACACGCCGTCAATGGTGTCGAGCCATTCATCAGGGTCATTCGGCACGTTCGGATCAGCGTTCTTTGCCATAGCCCACGCAATGTTCTCAAAGATAGTCAGGTCAACCGCAGAAAACTGCGCCGCCTTTTTCTCTTCGTCCGTTGCGTCCTCCTTTACGGACACAGCTCTTTTGTACGCACTTTCAAGTTGGGACATATCCTTGATCAGGTCGCGCCCCAGCTTGAATCTGTACAAACGAGGAATGAGGGCCGAAGCCCTCATCCTCATCTCTGCGCCGCCGATATTGATCGTGCGCTCCATATGTTACGACTCCTGAAATACCGTAGTGAACCAAGCAGACTTGGTTGCGGAAGGAGTGTCAGCGGTGGTACGGGCAAGCACCCGCCCGTCAGCCAGAGGAATAGCCGCGATATCGGAACTCTGCGTCTGCGGCTCTTTGGTTTCCTCGTTGGTCTGAGAGCCGATGGAGGGACGAGATCCGCTCACATTGTACAGGCAGTAGTATTCCTCGTCAGCATCACCGTCAACCTGGAACAGCAACGCGAAGCTCTTCGGCTCCACGTTCGCGTTCTCGGTCAGTACCTTGGAAGTGGAGCCAAGCGTGTCACCCCACACTTCCTGCATCATCTTGTCGGAGAAACGTGCCATCTCCAGCGTCCCAGTATACCCGTTGTTGCTGATGGAACGATAGAACACGATGCCGTCAGCATAGAAGGGAGAAGTTTCACCCTCCTGAGAGAGGTCGAGGGACACCGCGCCGCGAACAGCCACCGGGGTGGCAAACGAATAGCTCACCACACCATCCGTGCTTACGGTTTCGGTAATGACGCTATAATGCACGTTTTTCAAATTGAAACGAACTTTATTTTCAGCCATTTTTACACCTCAATAGAATATTGGATTTCATACAGTTTTTCGTCATCAAGGAAACTGATTTCCTTTGTCCAGTAAAGCCCTGTCAAGGAGTTCTCGACAAGCCCCTCCGAAACTTCGTCACGGGTGTCCGTGTACAGGCGCACGGTGAATACCTTTCGTGCGTAGTAGACAATCCCGTCTGCGGCGAAGTTGCGGTCAGCGTCTTGGAAGAAGCAGATGTACGGCCGGACGGTGTTACGATCCAAAGGGATAGAGGAATACGAAACAGGCATCCCCGTCCCTAACAGGAGCGTTCTCATATCATCAAGTGTCATACGTTTTTCTCGATCTCCTTTACAAGCGTCTTGACGGCATCCTGCTCAACCTTGGCTATATGCGGCTGAGCCGCTACAAAGCCGCCGTTTACTTTTCTGTGGCCTTTCTCCAACAGATGAGTAAGCCTGTAGTGCTTCTTGTTGAACACTATCTTTTCGTATGCCAACACGCTTGTCTTCTTGTCAACCTTGGATGCCCATGACTTCGCGTATGCGCCCGTCCGTTTCGGAGAGTCTGCTTTCAAGTCGCGCACAGCCTGTTTGGAAGTCTTGTCTATGGCTTTTTTCATCGTTTCAACGGTTGCGTCCTTGTACTCTGCGAGTACCTTTTCAACCGCTCTTCCGATTTCATAGGTTTTCGCCATTTCCCGTCACCGCCGTTGTGGACATCGTTGCCGTTCCAGCTTCGCGCTGTGCGTACAGCTCCATCTTGTCGGTTGTGGCCCGGTAAATCCTGTACACGGAATAACGATACCCCATGCACTCAACGATAAGCTCACCGTCATAGTCAGGAGCGAACATTGTGAACCGTATTTCAGGGTTAAGGCCGATTTGGGATGCGTTGAAATACTCGGACGCTGAAACGCTCGACACGTTCGCGTACACCTTCCGCAGCTGCTCTGTCGAGATCCACTCGCCAATGGCGTTCTGCGTCTTAGTCTCTACAACGAGATATATCGGCGTGGATCTGTCCATCTTATGCCTCCAAGCCGTAACCGGTACACGTTATGAGCTGGGCCTTCTGCTCATCGTAGGACGCTTTGAGCCGGTCATAATCGTCCGGT